GGAATCAAGAGATACCCTATACCTATTGGAACTTATGGCAACTTCAGTTTTGTTAGCGGTCCTCCAAAAACCAAGAAGACCTTTTTTGTCTCACTACTAACCTCAGTCTACTTGTCTTCTAATGGTAAAAACTCTTATGGCGACAAAATGAGAGCTGATAGAAAAGGCAAGTGTGTTATACACTTTGATACAGAGCAAGGCAAGTTTCACGCTCAGAGAGTATTTAGAAGGGTTGTAGAGATGAATAATGGAGAGAACGTAGGTTGCTACCATACCTACGGACTTCGTTCAATAGGATACAAGACAAGGATTGATTTTATAGATTATAAGCTAAGGACTGTTTCTGAGGACAATGAAATAGGTTTAGTTGTTATTGATGGTATTGCTGACCTTGTTAGTGATGTCAATTCTATTGAGGAGTCTAATGAATGTATACAGAGACTAATGACTTGGAGTGAGAAATACAACTGCCACATTGTGCTTTGTATTCACACAAACAATGGTTCAGAGAAGCCAACAGGTCATTTAGGTAGCTTCGCTCAGAAGAAGTGTGAGACAGGTATAGTGCTAGAGAGAAATGAGATGGAAGATGGAATGATAACAGTAAGGTGTAAGCAAAGTAGAGGGTTCTCTTTTGAGCCTTTTAGCTTTAAGGTAAATGAATACGGTTATCCGTATATTGTTACCAGCTTAACTGATGACCTAGCTGGTATTGAGCCTAAGATAAAAGAACCTAATAAATGGCAACAGAAAATGAATATCGCATAGTAACACCTATGTATATTGACTTAGAGAGAAAGACAAAAAAAGACAGAAGAGTTTATATAAATATGAACTCGTATGGAAATGTAAATCACTTTATAAACAACCAAGTGAAGATAAAGTTTAAAAACGTAATAGCAGAGCAATTAACAGGTATAACAATACCTACACCTGTTGAGATTGTTTATCAGGTTTTCAAGCCTAGTAGAAGAAGGCTTGATAAGATGAATGTTATTGCCGTGACCTCTAAGTATTTGTTAGATGCTATAACTGAGATAGGGTGCTGGGAGGATGATAATGATGATTATGTAAAGAAGGAAACAATACTGCCGACTGTTTATGATAAGAACAATGGTAGGGTTGAGATTTTAATTAAAACTATAGATGGTTAATAAGCAATTAAAGAAACTAGCTTCCAAGCACGATACTTGGGTTGGTTTAGTAAGGAGTATGGGGTGTAATCCAGCATACATTGAAGATGTTATTCAGGATGCTTATATCAGGGTTTATGAGTACCTTAAGAAAGGTGTTGATATATCTTACGGTGAAGACGATGTTAATGACTTTTATATGTATATGACTCTAAGGAGCATATATCTTAATCAGTCTAAGAAGAAGTCTGTGTCTAATGAGGTTCTAGATATACAGGAAGAGGCTCTAGACTTCACGCTAAACAGCATAAAGCAAGAGTTTGTTGATGCTGAAGAAGAGAAGGGATTTAACAGACTTATAAATAAAATATTCACAGAAGTAAATAGCTGGGAGTTTTATTCTAAGAACATATTTATAGCTTACTTCACTACAGGTTTATCTCTAGATAAGTTGTCTAGAGAGACAGGCATAGGAAGAAGCAGTCTTTATAACTCAATAAAGAGATATAGAGAGATTATAAGAGAGAACTTCTCAGAGGATGCTGAGGATTACTATAACGGAGATTACGATAAAATTTAATTAATTATGGAAGAGTTTAAAGGAGACAAAAGAACCAAAGCTTACAAGGAATGGAAAGCTAGGTTTGAATTAGAGAACCAGAACAAGTCAAAAGGACTTGGGGATACTGTTGAGAAGATTACTGAAGCAACAGGTGTTAAAAAGGCTGTTAAAGCCATTTTCGGAGAGGATTGCGGTTGTGATGAGCGAAAGGCTAAACTAAACCAGATAATGAGTTACAAGGTCGTTAATTGCCTTGAGGAAGATGAGTACAACTACATAACAGAGTTCTTGTCTAGAGGTAGGAATAATGTTACTGTTATTGAGCAAAGAGGTTTGCTTAACATTTACAACAGGGTATTTAATCAGCGTAAGCAGATGAGTAACTGCCCTAGTTGTGTTAGGAGTATGATTGCTCAGTTAAGAAAGTTAATTGAAAACTATAAATAATGAGAGACTTTAGACCAAGATTAAAAGGAAATAAGCTAAAGGCGTTTAAGAACATAACTAAAGACGAGACTAGAGTTTTAGTTATTGGAGACTTGCACGAGCCTTTTTGCTTAGACTCGTACCTTAAACATTGTAAAGATGTTTATTCTAAATACAACTGTAATAGGGTTGTGTTTATTGGCGATGTAATAGACAATCACTATTCAAGCTATCACGAAACTAATGCCGATGGTATGGGTGGTGGAGATGAGTTGGACTTAGCTATAAACAGGATAGCCAGATGGTACAAAGCCTTCCCAAAGGCTGATGTTACCATCGGTAATCACGACAGGATTATAGCTCGTAAAGCTCAGACTTCATCAATACCTAAGAGATGGGTTAGAGATTACTCTGAGGTTCTTAACACACCTAATTGGAACTTTATAGAAAGAGTAGTTATAGATGATGTACAGTATATGCATGGAGAAGGTGGTACTGCAAGAACAAAGTCTAAGGCAGATATGATGAGTACAGTTCAGGGTCACTTGCATACACAATGTTACACAGAGTGGTCTGTAGGTGCTAAGTTCAAAGTATTCGGAACACAAGTAGGTTGTGGTATAGACCACGAGAAATATGCATTTGCATACGCTAAGGCTGGTAAGAAGCCAGCTATCGGATGTGCTGTTGTTATTGGAGGTCATACAGCTATTAACGAACTAATGGAGTTGTAGTGAATTATAACAATGACTTTAAATACGACCTAAAGGTTGGACAAGTTAAGGAACAAGAACTTGCCAACATATTCTCTGGTAAGACTATTGAGGTTAAGTATGACCTTAGAGCTACTGAGACAGGTAATGTATTTATTGAGTATGAAAGTAGAGGCAAAGCTAGTGGTATAAGCACTAGCGAAGCCGACTACTATTGTTTTTGTATCTTAGACACCTTTCACATAATACCATCAGAATTATTGAAGTATAGATGTAGAAAGTATTTAGGTACAAGCAGAGATAAGTTAGGTGGCGATAGCAATACCTCAAAAGGTATTCTATTGCCTATAAATGAATTATTTTAAATATGTGGACAATGACAGTAACACACGATGTAATAAGCGGAACTGAATCGGCTTATATTATAGATGACAGAAAGAATATGCCAGTATTTAGTGGTGTATTACAATACTTCCCAGACGCCATTAGAGAAGTCTCTAGGACTTCTTGGGCTGGAAACGAACAACACCATCCTGATAAGCCTTTGCATTGGGATAGAAGCAAGTCTGGAGACGAATTAGACGCTCTAACGAGACATTTAATAGAAGCTGGTACTATGGACTCAGATGGCATCAGACATAGCGCAAAAGTGGCTTGGAGAGCCTTAGCGAACCTACAGAAGGAGTTAGAACAGTCTGGTCAAGCACCATTGAGTGAATACAACAAAAAAGATTAGGTTTTGTTAATTATTTTGTTTATATTTGTATAATAAATAAGTAACTATGGAAATTAAAGCTATTTTAGATGCCGACAGTATGATTTATGCTTGTGCTTCTACTTCTGATGACTTAGAAGAGGCAAAAGTTAAGCTAGATGCCAAAATAAACGATTCTTTGAACAATTTACAGGATTTAGGCTATGATATTGCTAGTTTAGTTGTCTGTAGTGGTTCAAAAGGCAATTTTAGGTTGTTTATTGACGCTAATTACAAGGCAAATCGTAAAAAAGTAGATAGACCACCTTTATTAGAGGACTTGCATCAGTATTGTAAGGAAGATTGGCAGTCTCAGTTCAGTTATGGTATCGAAACTGATGATTTAGTTGCTAAAATATGGTATAATAGCCTTAAACATGGCGAAAATCCTGTTATTGTGGCTATAGACAAGGATTATTTGCAGTTTCCAGCTAAAATATACAACTACAACAAGAATACATTGATTGAAGTATCCAAAATAGAAGCTTTAAGGAACTTTTACACACAAATGATAGTTGGGGACTCAGCAGACAATATAAGTGTATGTAATGGAAAGGGAAAGGTTTATGCCGACAAGTTATTGTCTGACCTTACTACTAAATACCAAATGACAAAGGCTGTTTACGGTGTTTACAAGGAACACTACAAGTCTAAGGCTAGAGAGAAGTATATTCAGTCCTATAACCTACTTAAGTTAAGAATAGATGTATAGTGAAGAGCAACAGGACATAGTTTACTCTTATTACCTTTTAGCATTATACAGTATATCTCAGGGAGAGACATTAGATGAGCTTGAGTATATTGTATCTGAGTTTGAGGATGATGATTTGTATGAGCAATGTGATGGAATAAGACAAGCTATAAACTTTGCAAAGAATAATACAATGCAAAGTGTTTTAGCGGAATTAGATAAAGAAATATAATAATAAATACATAAATATGAAACTAGATTTAAAGATTGATTACTTAGGAAAGACAGAGAAAAAAGGAGATACAGAAAAAGATATGTATCATTTATCGTTTAAGACTTACAACGCAGAGATAAACGGTAAGTTTGAACGTAGTGAGATACGACACCTTATACAACAACTAGATAACGCTATAATATAATAATATGACATTAGAACAATTAAAACAAGAAGTAGAGAGGAGGTATGGCTTTGAGATTTCTGGTCAAACCAGAAAGCGAAAGGTTGTTTATGCTAGAAAGGTATTCTGTAAACTTGGTAGGCTTATGAACTATACTTTTCAAGATATAGGTAATACTATAGGTGTGAATCATTGCTCAGCTTTATACCACAACAATACATTTTATTCTGTTGAAGACTATGATAATAAAATATACAATAGCATATTAGAGGATTACTGTGAAATTGAGAAAGACGAGTCTAATGTAGAGAGCGTTGTTATTTTAGAGGGAAAAGAATTAGAGTACAAAGCTAGAATAAAAGAGCTGGAGAGAAAGATATCAGTTTTAGAGGCTAAACCTACTTCACTATCTGAAGATATAATCAAGAAGGTAGATAGCTGGGACTTTGAAACTAAAATTGAGTTTGTAGATACTAGGCTAGCCCCATTTGAAAGACTTGTTAAGTCAAGAGTTATGAGAAAAAAACCTATAGCTGTTGAAGGAGCAAAGATAGAGAGAAGAGTTAAGAATCCATTTTTACAATAATATGAGACTAAAGAAATTAACACAAGCACAAAGAATAGGTAGACTAGAGAAGGTAGTTTCTCAGTTGTTTATCCTCACAAAAAAGATTGAGGGAGAGATTAAAGTTATCCAAGATAAGACAGGATACAACAAGGACGAAGAAGAATAGTATGCTGTCTCAGGATATAATTAAATGGTGTTTTAAGGAGGGTTATAGAATATATCCCATTACAAAAGATAACCTAACCTACCAAGTCGAAGTTTGCAAGGCTCATCAAAAAGCCTTGCTTACTGAGACACACAGTAAAAGGACTATACACAAGGCAGTTGAGGATGTTTACATAAAGCTCTACAATAAACAAAACAGTAAATAAATTGTTATAATATTATGAGCAGACATAAGAAATCAGAAGAGACATCTAAGAATGATGGAAGAAAGTATAATAAGAGGTTAGCTCCTAAGCCTATATCCACTAAAGATAAGATGGTTAAACCAGCTAGAAACACAAAAGCAAAGAAAGAGCGTATTGCTTCTTATGCTGTTTCAGCTATGAAAGAGGTTTTTGGTAGTGAGAAGGATGCGTTTAAACACATGGCAGAACTCGCTAAGACTAACTTTAATCAGATGAAGTTGCTTATGGAATATGCATACGGTAAGCCATCTGATAGCATCAATGCGGACAGTAAAAGAAAAACAAAGTCAGCACCTACAATTAACTTTGTTATGAATAACCAGCAGCCTCAGATTGACAATACTATTGACATAGACCAAGAAGAATGAAAAACTCTATACAGCTAAACGACAAGTATGTGCCTCTTTTTACTGATAAATCGAGGTATTTTGTTGTTACAGGGGGTCGTGGTTCTGGTAAGTCATTTGGTGTAAATGTATTCTTACTTAACCTAACATACGAGTCAGGACATAAAGTGTTGTTTACTCGTTTCACATTAACCTCAGCAGCAGCATCTATTATTCCAGAGTTCATTGAGAAGATTGAACTGATGGGTGTTGAGAGTGATTTCAGAATCACAAAGGATGAAATCATAAACTTAACCACAGGGAGCTCAATTATGTTTAAGGGTATCAGAACATCATCTGGTAACCAAACAGCCGCCCTGAAGTCTCTTAGTGGCGTTACTACCTTTGTATTGGATGAGGCAGAAGAGCTTGTGGATGAGGACACCTTTAGTAAGATTGACTTCTCGATACGTTCTAACACTAAGTCGAACAGAGTTGTACTGATACTTAATCCAACAACTAAAGAGCATTGGATATACCAGAGGTTCTTTATGTATCCTAACGTAAAAGCTGGTACAAATGGCTCTAAAGGCGATGTAACGTACATACACACGACTTTCGAGGATAATAAGGATAACCTATCTAAAAGTTATTTAGAGCAGTTATACGACCTTAAAAGGCGTGATATCGTTAAGTTCGAGCACCAGATACTTGGTGGCTGGTTAAACAAAGCAGAGGGTACTATAATTACTAATTGGAAGGTAGGACACTTTGTACAGACTGAGCTTATGTGCTATGGACAGGATTTTGGGTTCTCTACAGACATTACGAGTTTAGTAAAGGTATCAGTAGATAAAGATACTAGAAGTGTTTATGTGAAGCAGATATACGGAAAGACAAACCTATCTACTTCTGATATTGCTTACAGGAATAAAAAAGAATGTGGCACAGATTTAATTATCTGTGACTCAGCAGAACCTCGTCTTATATCAGAGCTAAAGAA